TCCAAGTCCTGAAGGAGCAGTAAGTAATAATGCAAGTTTAAAGTTTTGGAAGTTTAGTGATGATGATAAACAAATCGTAACAGGACCAGCAATGATACCTAATGATTTAATTGATCGTAGAGATGAACTAGGTAACCATTTTCATGTTTACTTTTCAAAAGATACAATTCAACAAATAGCAGCTAAGTTCTTAAAAGATAATAATACTCACAACACTGATGTTAATCATAATAACATTGTAACAAGCGATAATACATTACTTGAGAGTTGGATAGTAGAAGATCCTAAGAGAGATAAATCATCAGCCTTAGGTTTTAATGTACCTAAAGGAACTTGGATGACAAGCTTTAAAATTAACGATGATAAAACATGGAACCAAATTAAAGCTGGAGAACTAAATGGTTTTAGTGTAGAAGGTCAGTTCCTTGAAAAATTAGTAAAAGCATAAATATGAAAAAATTATTAATTATAGTATTAGCAATAATACTTCAGTCTTGTAGTACATATAATCTTTCAACTGATTATAGAATTAAAAGTATTTTAACAATAACAGAAGCAGGAGATACATTAGCGGTACCTGTAAGACAATTTAAATTTAGGATACTAGATAACAGAGATCCTTTTAGATATCAATACAGACAAGATTGGAATCGTTGGAATTATAGATCATATCCTATTCCTTATGTTAATCAAAGTAATTGGAATAAACCTAATTATAATGTAAAGCCAAATCCAAAACCATTTACACCACAAGTTGTTGTAAAACCTTATAAGCCAATGAATGCTATACCTCTTGTAAAGCCAAACGTTAAAAAGAAAAATTAATAATGGATATCAAAGATACTACCGCCAACCTTACCTCACTAGCAGGAATGTCAATGTCAATGCTAAATGTAGAAATGATTTTAACAATAGCAGTTTTGGTTTCTGCCTTAGTTTTAAATATATCTAGACTTATTGCTATAAGGAAGCAGGCAAAGCCAAAGGATGATTAAACTTTATATGGGTTACTAAAGATCCAGGGTTTGTAATCATATCACAATGAGGACACTTCTTTCTCATCTTATTTACTTTACTTATATTATTTTGAGCTACCATTCTTTCTGTTGGTGGTAAACCTTTTTCTATTTTATGTCTTGACTCTGCTTGCCTTGCTTCAGATCTAGTTTCATAACTTTCTAATACAACCATTTCAATATCCTGTCCGTAGAATTTACCAGCTTTTGGTGAAGTCAACGGATTTCTTTTTATGTGGTCATATAGTCTTGCTGTAGGATTAGCAGTCTGTCCTATGTAAAGTAATGTTCTTAATATATTCTTCTCTCTCAGTTCGTAAATGTAAATCATAATTATATCTTTATTTTATATATCAATGAGGAACCAGTTAAAAAAATCTACTTTTGTCAAAAATGACTATTTTAATATATAATACTGTAGGGACAAACCCTATACATTTAACCAATAAATAAATTAGAAACATTATGACAGTAAATGACGTATTGAAGAAGCTAAGAGTTATGCTCGCAGCTGACACTGAAGTTGTTACCGAACAAAAGTTTGCAGACGCAACTTTAGTAGATGGTACCGTTGTATATACTGATGGTGAATTAGAAGTAGGTAAAGCTCTTTTAATTAGAACTGAGGATGGCGTTGAGTCTCCTTATGCACCTGAAGGAATGCACGAAACAAACGACGGTAAAATGATAACAGTTGGTCCTAATGGTGAAATCATGGAAATTAGCGAAGTTGCTGATGCTGCCGAAGAAGTAGTTGTTGAAGAACAATTAGAAGAAGTCGCAGTTGTAGCAGAAGTACCAGAAGGAACAGAAATGCCAGCGGCAATGTTACTTGAAGGTATAGCAGAACTAATTGCACCTTTCACTGAAGAGATCGCACAGTTAACAGAAGAAGTAGTTGCTTTAAAAGCACGCTTTGCAGTAGTAGCCGGAGAACCTGCTGCTAAACCAATCAGAAATTCTTTTTCAGAAAACAAAAAGATTAAGGATGATATGATTGCAAACAGAATGGATGCATTAAGAGCAATCCGCACAAACAAATAATAACCAAAAAAACAAAACAAAATTATGGCATTTGGATTTAACATTGCAGCATTGCCTGCATATACCGACCAATTAAGTTTAGACCTTATTTCTAAGGCGGTATTAAAAACCGATCTACTTGACTTTGTAGATCTAAGATCAGGTTTCACAAGTGGAACAGTATCAATTAATTTAGTAGATGCAGATTTACCTGTATCAGCTTTAGCATGTGGATTTACTCCAGACGGAGAAGTTACATATACGCAAGTAAATGTAGTAATCGATTCACTACAATCAAAAACAACAATGTGTGTAGAAGATCTACGCTCAGTTTACCAATCAGCATTTATGAATGCAGGTACTGGTAACGATTTTATTCCTTTTGAAGAAGTAATCTCTGAATCTTATGCAGATAAGTTAAGAAAGTACAATGAAGGATTATTAATTAATGGCCCAGGAGCTGCAGGTGCAGGAACTGGTCTTAAAGCTCAGATTACTGCTGCTAATGGTGCTACTGTACCAGCTGGAGCTGTGGCATGGACTGTTGCAAATGCAGTAACGCAAGCATTAGATATTTATGATGCAATTGACGAAGCTGTAAAAGATAGAGATGATTTAATTATGGTATGTAGCCCAGCGGCTTACAGAACTTTAGTTAGAGCTCTAGTTGCACAAAACTTATACCACTACGAATCAGTTGTAGGTAACGAAATTTTAATTCTACCAGGAACAAACATTAGAGTAATCTATAGTTCAGGTCTAGTAGGTTCTGATTACGTATTTGCAGGACCAGGAAAAATGATCTTGGCTGCAACAGGTTTAACTGATGAGTTGGATTCATTCAGATTCTTTTACGATGAATCAGCAGATATAATGAAATTCAGAGCTGCATGGAGACTAGGTGTAGGTGTTGGACAAGTTAATCTTTTCGCAACAAACGGTTTAGCATAATACTAACCAAATTAATAACTGGGGACTTCGGTCTCCAGTTTTTTACTAACAAAAAAAATCAATAAAAATTATGAGTTGTTCAGCAATAACCGCAGGATTTTTAGATCTATGTAACTCCAATACAGGAGGTATCGAAAAGATATTCATAGCTAATGGTCCAACCACAGCAATTACACAGTCTGCAGGTAATATAACTGCAATCACTGTAGGTGGCTCTGCTTTAACTCCATCTGATTTTTTTGTATTCGAAACTCCAAGACAAGTATCATCAGTAACTGAGACTACAACAGTATCTCAAGAAAATGGTACACTGTTCTTTGATCAGCAGTTAACATGCGTATTTAATACTATGGAAGCTACTAAACGTGATCAACTATTACTATTAGCACAAGCAACTACAATGGTTGTTATTGCTAAAGATGGTAATGGTAATTACTGGTCAATAGGTGTAGAAAAAGGTGCCTTTATGGTGTCAGGATCTGCAACTTCAGGAACTGCATATGGTGATAGAAACGGATATGAAATAGTTTTAGGTGGATTAGAACCTAGCCCAATGTTTACAGTTACCGGCACAATCGTCGAAGCATAAGTAACATTCTATATTAAACAAAGAAGCCTGCTAGAAATAGCGGGCCTCTTAGTCTTATAGTTTAAAATTATTAATGATTATGCAATAGTAAAAGATTTCTTCCATTCCTTTTCATATGCTGGTTTTAATCCTTCTATCGTTTCTAAATCATTTCCCATATCCAAAGATTCTTTAACGGCCGACTCCCATGCAAGCTCTATCATATTAAGGTGACCATTACCAGATGTTTCTCTTATCATATAGATATCTTGCCAGTCTAGCTTGGTTTCTGCTAAGACGATCCCAGGGTTGGTACACATTATACTTATTGCTATAACCACGTTCATAGGATCAGCCGAACTGAATTCAATACCTCTCGATTTTAAATAGTTAACAATTTTTTCTTGATTTTCAATTTTCAATAATTCATTTACTTGATTCACTTGATTTTCCATTTATTTTGTTTTAGTTATTAATATAATATAAATATAATCAATTATATCTTATACCGGCCATACTTCTCTAATTATTTTAAAAAGTTATTAACAATTTAATTAAGAGAGGACCCGAAGGCCCCCG